GCACCTGCTGCTGGGCCGCAAGGTTCTCCGTGACGGCTACCTGTGGTGCCTGAAACTGACCAATGTCTCCACCGCTCTGCGGTGCAACCTGCGGAACAAACGATGTAGGTACGGTTGGCATGCTTACATCCTCTGCGTCGAAACGCCAGCCAGAAGTTCCTCAATGCGCCTGTTGCGCGCCCATGTTCCGGCGATGTCCGTCGCACTGCCAAGCAGACTTGTTCCAAGCGACAGGCCGGGATAAATCGTGCTGGCAGTTGCCTGAAGATTCTGTGCCGAGATATCCGCCATCGTTGCCCCGACGCCAATGTTGAACGCCTGCAACTTGGCTGCCTCTGCCGCACGAACATTGGATGCACTCATGGTCAGCTTGTCGATCTCCCTGACCAGATCCATACTGCCTAGCACCTCTGCCGGCGCGCCTTCGCTCAACACGCCACCACGGGCCGCGAGCGCGGCCTTGGCCGACGCACGGGCCTGGCCGGCCTGCATCGTGTATCGGCCAATGCGCTCCTGCCCCTCGCGCATGATGCCGCCGGCAGCAAACTGCGCCATGCCCTGATTGATGCGGGCCATCTCGGCTGCGAAAGCCTGATTCTGCGCCTGCATCTTCAGTTGGTTCTGCTGGCTCTGCGCCGTGTAGTACGAACCAATGGCGCTGTTTGCCGCACCGAGAATCGACATGATCGGGCCTGCGACAGTCATCGCTTCGGCCAACTGGCTCATGTTGAATCCAGCGCCAGCACCGCCGGCCTGCGCCGCAGTCAATGCGGCCTCATTTTGCATGGATGACAGGTAGGGGTAGTTCTGCGCCTGCGTCAGCATGGTGTTATCCAAGCCTGGATAACTGAACCCCTGCGTTGGCGTTGACATTACGAATCCCATATCAGCCTCCGATCACAACCTCGAGAGTCAGGCCAACCACGCTCAACGGCAGCGGATCGACCTGACGAATGAATACCTGCCCACTGTTCGCCCACTTCGGCATCAGGTCAACATCGACCTCATCGCTCTTGAGCGCAGGCGGGCTGCCATACGGTTCCGTACTGCGCTGCTTTGCTTCCACCAGATTGTCAGCATCCGGGCCAACAAAGATGCCGCTTGACTGGAACACACGAAGCGTTGCCTTGTTGATGTTCTTGCGTCGGCCTTGTCCAGCTCCGTCGATGTTGATGGTCAGCGGAAGCGTTTGCAGATCACTCTGGTATGGCAAGCCAACATGAACCACGGTAAATGCACGATCCAGCGAAATGCTGCCAGACACAACCGTTTCCTGTGGCTGCACCGCTCCGTCTGCCAGAATGCTGACGGTCTTGCCTTCCAAGTGTGACAGGCCGCTGATGCTGTTGCGTGCGAACGCCCAGACCGTGGTTGCCACGCCACGCAGGGCAACCGGGATCACCTTGTCCACTCTGGCCGTAGCCACGGTGCTGCTGCTCGTTGACAGGATCGTGAGCCGATATTGCGTCCCATCGCCGCCCGTAATCACAATGGCGTCACCTACGTCCGTCGTGCCTGGGAACACGAAGATGCCGCTCGAGGCCGTGACGGTCAGCGTGTCTGCCGGCCCCCACGTCGATCCGCCAGTCACCGTGACAGTCGTGGAACTCGTGTTTGTGCCATCGTATGACAGGCCACAATCCACAAAGAAGCAGTCCTCCAGATCCGTGATCTGGCGCGTTTCAAACCGCTCGACATACCGCTTGGTTACAGAATTGATGGTGCGCTTCACAATGACGTAGAGCGCGTCCTCATTGCCCTCGGCAACGGCCGTGCAGGATTCGTAGGTGCCGTCCGTGTCGTGCCAGTGCCATGCTGCGACCTGCTGTTCCGGCACATAAGTCAGGCCCAGCAGATACCCATTGTTTGACACGAACCAAAGCAACGGCTGCGGCGACTTGCTGTAGCACATGTCCGTGATGTCACGGCTGTCAAAGAGGTGCGCCGCACGCAATGACAGGTCGCCAGTCACGAAGCCGCTGGCCTGCCACGAATACCCAAGTTCGCGGACGTGCCCGCCACGGGCCGCGCAATAGATCACCGTGTTGTTCACGATCGACGGCTGGACGTTGTTTGCGCCGATGTACGACTGCGGGCGCACCGAAATCGTGGTCGGAGTAATCACGTCGCTGTTGACAGGACTGATCCGCCACTCTGCCGCGCTGGTAAGCGCCAAGAGCTGCGTCAGCGGAACGATATGGCGAATGGTGTTTGCTTCTCGAGCAGCCACACGGAACTTGATGCGATCCGTTTCTTCGGTCGGAATCGAATACGACATGTCCGATTCCGTGCCGCTTCGAGTCATCCACATCGTCTGCGGTGCATTGTTCGTGCCAGCAAAGATGCGGCGCTGTTCGAAGTAAGACACTGCGCCAGGATAGTTGTTTGCGCTGTTGAACACGGTGTCATACACCGGCGGCGTAACGCCCATGTCTGGCGCAATGTTGTCATCGACAATGGATGTTCCGGTCGTTTCGCCAATGAATCCGTACAGGCCGCCTTGAAGTTTGTAGACGCGATACCTGGCTGCGCCAGACACGGCATTCCATGTGATGGTGATGTATTCGCCACTCTGACCAAAGTCACTCAACTGCGTGACCGGAGAACTTGCCACGGATTCCGAGATGTCATCGGACGCGACAGCAGTCACGACATACGTGTATTCGTACTGACTGCTGGTTGTAGCAACCGATTCCGATGTGGCAAGGTTTGTCGGTGCAGACAACGGAGCTGCGAAGTCAATCGTTGACAGCACCCACGTCGTTGCACCAAGCCTCCGCAACTCTCTTGGCGCATGATTTGGATGCACCAGAGTCAGAACGTCCGCCGACTGCACGTAATGGATGTCGAAAAGATCCGACTCCGAATACGGGTTCGGAATCTCATACACGCCCGCCGGCAACGGATACCAATAGGTCGCGTTCGGGGGAGTCCTGTTGATTGCCGTGGCGATGCAGTAATAGTTCGTCCCGCTATGCGACACCAGCGATCCGACCGTGTACGGGAACGATGCGGTATGCGTTCCGCTGCCAGCCGTGGTTGTCACGACCGACACGCCGCTGGTCGATGTCGAAATCTGGAATGCGTTCGTCGTAGCCGTGTTGACGTAGTAGATCGTGTCAGTAGACATGCCAGCCGGAAGCGTTCCAGTTGTCGTGAATCCGACAGCGGTTCCGTTCGCAAGCCCGTGCGCCGTCCAGTTGATGACCGCTGGTGTGCTGGCCGTGTGGATTCCAGTGCCGGCAGTCGTGGTCGAAATGGCCGTTCCGCCAACACTCGCAGCAATGCGGAACGTATTCGCCGCAGGTTCCACGATGTAATACGGTGTGCCGGTCGCAATTCCGACAGGCAATGCAACGGTAGTCGTGAACGACAACTCCTGACCACTAGACAGTCCGTGTGCAGTCCACAATACCTGTGTTTCCGTGGAAGCCGTATGCGTTCCCGACTGTGTACCAGTCGTTGTGATCGCTGAACCGCCGGGAGTCAAGGCCACGTGGAAGTGGTTGGTTGCAACCGCAAGCACATAATACTTCGTGCCAACCGACAGTCCGGTAGGTAGCGCACCCGTAGTTGTAAACGTGACAACCGTGCCGTCCACAAGGCCGTGCGAGTTCCAGTTGATCTGGGCCGGTGATGCAATCGAGATTGTGACAGTATTCGACTGTGGCTGCTGGAATGTCACGGCCTGTTGCGTGGACTGCGTGACGGTTACGTTCGTTCCGCCTGCCACATACGCCGCCGGCGTACCTGCCGTCAGCGTCGCTCCCTGCGTGTGGAACCGGAAATACCCCGCGCCCAACTCAATCGCCATCGTCTGCGTGGTGCTGTAGGTGAACGGAATTAGGCGCGTCCGCTTGGTCGAATCCTTGACCTCGCGCACGAACTTGGTGCCTGGCCGATTCTCTGCCGGCCCCTGCGGCATCGCGATGAAGTTCCTCATCCTCGCCGCACCAGTCTGGTACTTCACGTCATCGACGCGCCCAAACATCTCGGGCGACATCTCGCCGCCCGCAAACGAACGGAAGTAGATGCGCGTGGATGCCATGACTTACCGCCCGCTCATCCAAGTCGTGATGTGTTCTGGACGCACGTTGCGCTGGTTGGCATCGGATGCGCGGGCCTGCTGCAAATAGGCCATCATCATCTGGGCGCAACGCTTGCCCTCTGCCGCCCCTTCGCCGCCCTTGATGACGGGGCCGGCAAGCATGCCAGCAAGATGCCATGACAGCGCCATGACAAACAGCGGGTCGAACTTGGTCGGGTCCGTCACAAGCGCCTGATAGCGAAGCAGCGCGTTCTCTTGGTTCGTGTAGATGACCTTGTTGCCGGCGGTATCAGTTTCAATTTGATACTCCTGCGGCACATAGACGCCAGCTCCCACGAACGGCGTGTTGATCCAGCCCCATCCGTACTTGTCAGCCGGATAGGGTCGGATCGTGTAATCGTTTTCGGCCTCCGGCGGGAGGACCGCCACGGCCACCATCATGTCGCCTGGACACGCGTATGCGTACTTCCACATCGTGTATGGCATCGTGACCGACGCCAGCGAAACACGGCGTGACGCGAAGTTCCACGGGTGCATTTGCAGCAGTCCGTCGCGGGCGATCGGATAGAAGCGAGCGCAATGCTCTGCCTGCGCTGATCCTTCCGGCGGGTCGATGCTGGCGACGGTTGCCTCATCGCCAAGGTGCGCGAGCGCCAGATTGCAGATTTCGACTTCCGATGCCATGCCTGCCTCCTAGTGATGGAGGGGAGCCGGGGTTTCCCCGCGACTCCCCTCCTTCCACTTCACATGCAGCTCGTGTCAGCCATTGTCGTTGACCACCGCAGCCTTGCGTGGACGGCCAGGGCGCCGAACGGCGACCTGATCGACACGGGGTTCCGGCGTTTCAGACTCGACAGGAGCGCCATCCAGATACTCCAGATTCCCGTTGAACGGGCCGTTGTACTGGAAGATGTCGCCCTCCTGACGGAGGCCGTTGTCAACGAAGCACACGACTTTGGCTTTCACTCGTGCCATGTATTCACCTCATCAGGCCACAGAGAATCCGGACGCGTAGAACTTACGGCCGTCCTGGATGTTCATCACGACCTCCGCCAGAATCGAGCCGGCGGTGGGGTTCGTGCCGTTCACGTCGTAGCGAGCGCCGAGGTATCGCTGGCCGAGGCTGGCGATCTGCGGCGGAATCGCAACCACGTACTGCTTGCCAGCGGTCAGGCCGGCAAGAAGCACGTTGGTTTCCGCGAGAACGGTGTGGCTGGACAGGTTCGCATTGGCCGACGAAATCACCTCGAGGTCAAGGCTAGTCAGGTTGTCGAACGTGGTGACCACGGTGAAGACCATGTACAACTGCTGGCCTTCGCCGATGTCACGAGCAGTGCCGAGGTCGATCGTGTCGGTGCTAACAGCATCGCCAGTAATCGCCTGGCCCGAGATGGCCGAGCCGGGGTTGTTGGAACCCGACACGACAAGGAGTCGATCAGTAATCATGGGTGTGTTTCCTTTCTGTCGTTCCTATTAGGACACGACGGCTTCGGTGTTGACGATGGCATCGACGCGGCGCAGCGGGACGCCCTGGAACGACAGCCAGCTGTAGGGCTGACCAAACTGCGACAGACCATCATTGACCTTGAGCACGTACTGCGACTTGTCAAGGGCAGCAATCGCCAGACCGCTGTGAACGGTGCGGTTCATGTAGAACGCAGCGCGACCCATTCCCATGTTGGGAATGCGGTAGAGCGCACGGCTCATCAGCTTGATGAGCGCGGTCGCCTGCCCAGGCGCCTGCGTCGTAGCCTGCGCGATCAGATCATCCGTGTCAATGTTGCAGATGCGGATGACGTAGCGCCAGTCCTTGACAACCAGGCCGTTCTTCCACTGATAGCGCGTGGCGTAAGCCTGGAGTCGGGTGCCGTCGCTGTTGTACACGGTCTGCTCGCCGAGATCCTCGTGCATCAGGCCGGCCGTGCTGCCCTTGGGGAAGGGGCAGTACACGGTGTTGTCGCCCCACACAACCAGGTACACCGAGGTGTTGCTGGTCGCGTCGGAGCCGCCGGCGCTGATGATGTTCTGCGAGTTGTTCGGCGAACCAGCACCGATGTCCGAGTAACGCGGCGCAAGGCCGAGGAACTGCTTCGGATCGGTAGCGGGGTTGCCGTAGAACAGCGTGGTCGCCATCGTCTGGTTCATGGCCTCAAGGAAGGCCGTGTCCTCGGACAGACGGAACTGCGCCGTGTTGCCGTTGAGCAGGGCCAGATCCTTGTCCACCTCGCTGCGGGCCTCGAGGATGCCGCAAGCCTCATCGACCTGCGCGGTCGTGGACTTGCTGTTCGGGATGCCCTGGTTCAGCGCACGCCAGTAGACGGTCGGCAGACCAGTGCGGATCACGACGCGCTCGCCGGTGGGCAGGTTGCCCTCCTTGAACACGCAATCCTCAAGAATCTCGTTGCTCTGGGACAGCAGTTCCGCGATGACCGGCACGCGGCCCTCGGGATCGGTGCGCTTGGCCCAATCGGCCAGCGTCAGGTTCGACGTAGAAAGAGTTGCCATTTGAAGTTTCCTTTGTTAGGGGGTTTATGACTGACTTGAGTACAGAGCATTCGCAGCGTCATCGAACGTCATCGGACCCTTGGGCTTGCCATTGGCCGGTGCGCCTCCGACGAACGAATCCTCACTGATTGCCTTGCCTGCGCGATACATGATCCGGATTATCTCCGGGTGATCGCCCAGACCAGACTGGTTGAGCAGCGTGCGAAGTTCGGTAGAACCGAACGTGTCAAGCGCCTTCTTTGCAATAGCCAGATTGGCGGCCAACTTCTCGCCACCAAACTCTGCATCAGCCTTGGCCGATGCGACCCACTCCTGCCGAATTGCCTTGACCTGCGATTCTTGGCGAGATGCGAGCGTCGGCCCCATCTTGTCCAGAATCTTCTGCGCGGCCTCGTTCGTCAGGTTCAGCTCCTTGGCGACCTCGGAGAAGTTGGTAATAACTTCCGAGTCGAACTCGCGGCCTTCAGGCGCCTTGAATTCGTACTTTTCGGGAGCGCCGGCAGGCTTTGCAGCCTCGGCCTCCGTCTTGTCGCCAACGGGGCTTTCCACCTTGGCCGGCTCGGCGGCTGGTGGAGCCTTTGACTCCGGTGCCTTCTGCCCATTCCCGTAAAGAGCCTCTGCCGTCGCAGCGGTCTTGTCAGGGGACGAAGATGCTGGCGCGCCGTTATTGGGTGTTGCGGCTTCCATCATCGTTGTTTCGCTCATGCGATGAATTCTCCTTCATCATTGTGGGGTAGAGTTCCGGGCACTGCGAGTGGATCAGAGCCAGCATGCGAAGCCCGTAGTTCCGGTTTCCCTCGGCGAAGGACATTGCCATCGCGTTGGTGTTGAACGACGAACGGAACACGCCTGCCTGATCCAGGAGCCGCCAAAGAACGCGACGGCCCCGCTTGTTGCCCATGAGCCATTTGATGTCCGCTTCTTCATTCTCCCGCGCCAGTCTGTCGCGCAGCTCGCGTTCTGCTTTGCTGCGATCCTGACCGCGAAGGTCAAGCGGGTCATAGTTGCTCACGGCGGAACTCTAGGAAGTTCCTGATTTCATACGGGCACCGTCACCCACCGTACAACATGGTGGCCGCGTCGTTCCGTCTGGCAACAGGTTCAATCGCCATGTCCGTGACTTGGAGTTCGATCTCTTTCTCGACTCCACCCTGCGTCTGCGATCCTTCGACCGCCTTGACGTACACGCGGGCGCGGATTTCCATCACGGTCCCAATCGCAGGCATGGACGTAATGTTCAACTTCTCAAGTTCTTCCGACTCGAGCGTGAGGCACAATTCCTCCGGGTAACGCGGCTCATCCATCTCAACCTGACCAGGCATTTCCTCACGCTCCGGCTCACGTGCCATGTTGACCATTGCCATTTCAAAGCTCCAAAGGAGATGGTGATCCGTACCCAGAGAACATGTTCATCACATCAGTCAGGCCGTTCTGCTGGCCCGGTCCGGTCGGAGACTGTGCCAAGTTCTTGGCCGTCTGCGACTGCTGGTTCATAACAGCCATCTGTTCCTTGGCTGCCATCGCCCTGTTGCGGGCACCGCGCACCATAGCCACATCCTTGTCGGCGATGATGAGCGACGGATCGACGCCCAGCATATCGGCGTAGATGTCGGCCCACTGGTCGCTGTCGAACTTGTCAAGGATGTCAGGCTTCATCTGCGCGATCGCGCCAAGGTTGCCGACGAAACGATCCACGGCGTTCGTGCCGATGGCACGCTGCGCCTGGGCCAGCATGGACACGAACTCGACGTTCAGGTCCATTCCCTGCAACTCCGCCGGCGGCGGCGGAACCGCGCCAGACTGGATCATCCGCGTGAAAGTGATTTCCACCAGCGGGTCCAGCAGTTCGTTGTGCAGGCGCTCGAGGACAGGCCCGAGCATTAGAAGCTTCTCCTCGTGTCGCTCCGCCACCTCGGTTGCTGTCATGCGGGTGTAGGGTGCGCTTGCGAGCATGAGGAAAAGGTCGGCGTAGAACGATCCGCGCACGCGCTCGCGAACGTCCTGAATGTCCTGAAGCAGATAGTTCAGGTTGAGATTCACCTCGAACGCGGTCTTGATGCCCATGCTGGCACCATCCACGAACGAGATGCCACCAGGCAGCGTTTCCACGTCCCGGTTCTTCATGCTCGTCGGCACCTGAAGCGGCGGCTTGGTCTGGTAGTCAATGGCCTGCGCCTTGCGGAGCTGCTCGTGCTGGAGCTGCTTGACATCGCCAAGCGCCTCCATGCCTGGGCTGTTGCCGTAGATGTCGCCGCCGGCGGTGGCCCAGCGCGGCACGAGCGCAGGGAAATACGTAAACCCGCTCTCGCGCAAGAACACGCCATCCTCGCCTCCGACCTCAAAGTACCACGACCCGAACGGCATGTTCTTGCTGTCGCGCTTGGTCATGTCTCGGTCCATGCGCGGCTCAATCGCGTGAATGACTGGCACCCACTGGTCAAGCGTGCCGGTGTCGTACATGTTCCGCACACTGATCGAGCAGTTGTCGTATCCGAACTCCTTGACCATCTGGCTGACCGTCATCTCAAACTCGCGGTAGAGCGTGCAGACTCGGCCCTGCGCGTCCGTCGAAATGCAGTATTCGCCGCAGGTCAAAGGGTAGTGGTGGATGACGTTGTTGAAGTCTGGCAGCACGATGCTGGCAGCGGTGCCAAACGCGCCAAGCTCCTCGTACATCATGTGCAGGCTGCGGTAGGTGTTCGACTTCTGGAACACCAACTGCATGCGCTTGGTCACGTCATCCAGCCACATCTTGACGGGCTGGTACGAGTTCAATTCTGGATCAGGCGTTGCGAGCCGGAACCACTGCCGCGCCGGCGAGGTAGCGCCCGCCATCATGCCGGCACCTAGCGTCCGCAGCGCACGGGTTCCGGTGTTGTCGTAGATGTTGTTGTGCCGACGCCATCCGCGATCACG